GTGGGAGGTTTCCTTCACGCTGAAAGAGTTTTAAGGAGGGCGGGTATGTATCCAGTGAGCAATGCCTTCCTTGAAGCGGTGAAGGCGAATACAAGAAAATATTACTGGACCGGCAGGATCACAACGACTGCCGGAACAGTTTATGATTTTGATCAGGATGATATGGTCAAGGGCAGCGGGTATATCACTTCCCAGTGCTGCGGTTCCACGGAAATCGAGCTGGGAACGGTGTATGCTGCGGAGATGGGAATATCACTTTTCTCCGAGATCAACAGGTACACGCTGGAAGATGCGAAGGTGGAGCTTTTCTATCATTTGCAGGTGGCTGGCGGTTCCTATGAAACGATCCCGATGGGAATCTTTGAAGTATCGGAGGCGAACCGGAAAGCAAAGTGCCTGGAAATAAAAGCCTATGACTATATGGTACGGTTCGAGAAGGCATTCACTTCTCTGGAATCCGTCGGTAACGCTTATGATTTCATGGTGCTCTGCAGCACGGCCTGTGAGGTAACACTGGCTCAGGACAGGGCAACCATTGAGGCAATGCCGAACGGAACGGAGAACCTGTCCATCTATTCTGATAATGATATTGAGACTTACCGCGATGTGCTGTTCTATGTGGGACAAGTGCTTGGCGGTTTTTTCGTGATCAACAGAGCCGGGGAACTGGAATTGAGAAAGTACGGAGATCAGCCAGTGCTTGTGGTGGAAAGGAAGCACAGATTTACTTCCAGCTTTTCGGACTTTATCACGAGATATACAGCGGTTTCTTCAACAAACCTGCGGACTCAGATTGCGGAGTATTACGCGCTGGATCCGGATGACGGGCTGACCATGAACCTGGGCGTGAATCCACTTTTGCAGTTTGGTTTGGAAGAGACCAGGCGGCAGCTTTGTACAAATATCCTGAATGATCTGGCCGTCGTGAATTATGTTCCGTTTGATTCGGATACTATTGGTAATCCGGCATTGGATGTGGGAGATATTCTTTCATTTACCGGTGGACAGGCAGATTCTACGAAGTATGCTTGCATTACTTCCAATAGCATCAAGATCGGCGGCAGGCAGACGATCAAGTGCGTGGGTAAGAATCCGAAGCTGTCACAGGCGAAGAGCAAGAATGATAAGAATATCTCCGGGCTGCTGGCTCAGATCGAGGCAGGAAAGATCGGGATCCATACCTTCACTAACGCTTCGGCATTTACGGTCAGGGATGTTGATACGAAGATTATTTCCATAGAGTTTGCTACGACTGAAGCGAACCATGCGCAGTTCTTCGGACAGGTGATCGTGGATGTAACGGCTCAGCCAGTCACGAGGTCTGTTACGGCATCCGGGGATGTGGTGATTCCGTCTGTTCCGGTTGATGATCTGCCGGTGGATCCGGATGAGCCTGAGGAAGAGCCGGTGGTGATCGGCAATACGGAAGAGCAGACGATAACAGTATCCCTTCCCATGAGCTGGCAGGAGGATGGCCATGCGGATGTGATCTTTTCCTTTGAGTTCAATAATCAGATGATTCCGGTGCATTATCCGCAGGAGAACTGGCACTCAGGAAGGCACACAATTCTTCTCTATTATCCGATCGAGAATGTAGTGCCGAACTACACGAATATCTTCAATGTCTATATGCGCTGCGAAGGCGGCACGGCTGCGGTAGATACCGGAATGTGTATTGCTTCCATTTCCGGTCAGAGCATGGGCGCTTCTGCGGCATGGGATGGAAGGATTGATATTGAAGAGTATGTGGATTTGTTTAGGATCGGCAATGGTTCTCAGACTGACAAGCTGCAGGTGAAGACATTTACCGAGAGTGATGTCTGGGAGATCAAGGAGACCGTGAAGCGGTTCTATTCCGATGTGAAATCAGGAAGGACGGCTGTCGGCGGATTCGCTATGCCGGTAGATGTGCCGGGAAGCAATAGTTAGGAGGCTTTTATGAAGAGATATACAGGAAATCTGGTTCTGGAATTGGAAGATGTGAATACGGGTGTTGTGGAAACGGTATCGGAGACCAATATGGTCACCAATGCCGTCAATGACATTCTGGGTGTGAATCCGATGGGTGTCATGTATAAGGCAGGAGGTCAGTACGATGATTCCCTGACATGGAATGATGAGCTGCTTCCGATCTGCCCGAACATGATCGGAGGCATCCTTCTCTTTCCGAGTTCCATTACTGAGCAGGCGGATAATCTATATCTGCCGTCAACGAATTTGCCGGTGGCATATGCCAGTAATGATGTCAATGCCACGGCGAATACGAAGAGGGGAAGCATGAACCTTACGGAGAGTATGAAGCTGTCGAACGGATATAAATTCGTTTGGGAGTTCACGCCTTCGCAGGGAAACGGCACGATCGCGGCGGTCGGTCTGACTTCCAAGCATGGAGGGGCGAATGCGTATGGTTCTGATGTTGCAGTGGACTCAACGCTTTTGCAGATCAAGAAGGTCAGTCTGGATGATGAGGATGGCTTTATCAATGATCTGTACCGGACGGTTACGGTGGATTTTGCGAATGCGAAGCTGTATTCGTTGTCTTATGCGAGCAATACCGTCACGATCAAGAAGTACAGAATTCCGGTGTTTGATATCGGACTGAATGAGAAGCTGGATGACAGTACGCTGACATTAGAGGATACGACGGTTCTGCAGTGTTCGACCTTCCGTTTCTACGGAAGTTACACGCCGTATGGAATCTTCATGGACGGCGGCGATGGGTACTGGTATGGTTTTTCCAATCAGGGCAATTCATCCGGCAGCGCTACGGTATTGTGGATCAAGATCAAGCAGAGCGATTACACATTCACGGAAGGAAGCTGGACGCTTTCCAATGCCACGATGATGATAATGGGAAGCTTCAAGGAAGGTTCGAGTTATCCTTCCGGGAACAGAAGTGCGGTGGTGAGAAACGGATATCTGTACGCGCCGTCTTATGACAAGACCGGCATTTACAAGATCAATATCTCCAACAGTACGGATGTGACGCTGATCTCCCTGGGATTTACTTCACAGATGAAGTGCCTTGGCGATACCGGAAGCTGCGACTGTTGCATGTCGCTCATCAATGACATCATTGTTGCCTATGATTTTGAGATTGACGTAAGTGACAATGTGCTTGCGACCTATGCCGGAATAAGATGCGGCAATGTTTCCACGCCGTTCTTCCGGTATAAGGAATATGTTTTCGCCTGGGGCGGCGCTTACCTGAATCAGTACAGGTACACATGGATCCTTACTCCGTATCTGGCTACGATCTGCAATCTGTCGCAGGCTGTGGTGAAGAATGCGGATAAGACTATGAAGATCACATATACGCTGACGGAGCAGACGGTGTGAGGCTTCGTGTAACTGAATAACTGTTTTGAAGGGATGGCTTCGGCTGTCCCTTTTAGTTTGCAACGAAATGGAGGGATTTGCGATGAAAGAGTTTTGGAATGTGATTCAGGCGATCTTTGCGGCGATAGGCGGCTGGCTTGGGTATTTCCTTGGAGGCTGTGACGGCCTGCTTTATGCACTTTTGGCATTCGTGGTTCTGGATTATATCACCGGGATCATGTGCGCTGTGGCGGATAAGAAGCTGTCGAGTGCTGTGGGATTTAAGGGGATCTGCAGGAAGGTTCTGATCTTTGCGCTGGTAGGTATCGGGCATCTGCTTGATACACAGGTGATTGGGAGCGGGAGCGTACTGAGAACTGCAATCATTTTCTTCTATATCTCAAATGAAGGATTGTCTCTGGTGGAGAATGCGGCATATCTGGGACTTCCGATTCCTACGAAGCTGCACAAGGTGTTGGAGCAGCTCCATGACAGGGCCGAGAAGGAAGATGACGGCAAGGAAGCTGTCGAGGATAAGAAGGATGGTGAGAAATAATGGGTTACACGAATAGTCCGATGGTTGTTTATACGAAGCTGAGCCCGAACCATTCCGGACAGAGGACGATGGCGATTGACAGGATCACGCCTCATTGTGTGGTCGGTCAGTGTACGGCGGAAGGTCTGGGCGACTGGTTTTATAAGAGCAGCACACAGGCATCCAGCAATTACGGCATCGACAAGGATGGGCGTGTCGGGATGTATGTGGAAGAGAAGAACCGTTCATGGTGTTCTTCCAGTAATGCCAATGACCAGAGAGCAATCACGATTGAGTGCGCTTCTGATACCACTGAGCCTTATGCTTTCAGGGATGTTGTTTATAAGAAGCTGATCGAGCTCTGCATAGATATCTGCAAGCGCAATGGCAAGAATAAGCTGATCTGGTTCGGGGATAAGGATAAGACTCTGAATTATTCTCCGAAGAGCGGGGAGATGATCCTGACAGTTCACAGGTGGTTTGCCAATAAATCCTGTCCAGGCAACTGGATGTATGTGAGGATGGGAGATCTGGCGGAGAAGGTGACAAAGGCTCTGCAGGGATCCTCTGATTCCGGAGGTGGTTCAGCTGCAAAGGGAACGCAGGCTTCTGTCCTGAAGAATCTTTCTGAGGCGGATGCGATAAAGAAGGTTGGTGCACTGTTTACTGCGAATCAGAAGAAGAGCGGCATCTTGGCATCGGTATCACTGGCTCAGTTCATTCTGGAATCCGGGTATGGAAAGAGTGAGCTGGCTCAGAACGCCAATAATATCTTCGGGATGAAGTGCAGCCTGTCCGGGAATACTTGGAGCGGATCCAGCTGGGACGGCAAGAGTAAGTACACGAAGAAGACGCAGGAACAGCACACGGACGGAAGCTATGAGACGATCACGGCTGACTTTAGGAAGTATCTCTGCATTGAGGATTCCATTGCTGACCTTTCCGCTTATCTGCTTGGAGCGAAGAACGGCAGCAAACTGAGATATAACGGGCTGAAAGGATGCACAGATTACAAGAAGGTTGTGCAAATCATCAAGGACGGCGGCTATGCGACAAGCCTGACCTATGTGGAGAAGCTTTGCTCAATCATCGAGAAGTGGAATCTGACTCAGTATGATGTGAAGGATTCCGGCGGTGAGGTGATTCGGTGGTATCGAGTGAGGAAATCCTGGGCGGACAGCAAGACGCAGAAAGGCGCTTATAAGATTCTGGACAATGCCAAGAAATGTGCTGATCAGAATCCGGGATATAAGGTGTTTGATGCGGATGGCAAGGTGGTGTATGAGCCGAAGGCGGCTGATCCTGCGGTGAAGGTGCCGTTCCTGGTGAAGGTCAGTATCTCTGATCTGAATATACGAACGGGTCCTGGAGTTAATCACAGCCGTGTCCAGTTCTGTCCTCCGGGTGTTTATACCATAGTGGCGGTGTCAGAAGGAGCAGGTGCTTCTATGTGGGGTAAGTTGAAGAGCGGAATCGGCTGGCTGAGCCTTGACTTCTGCTGGAGATTATAAACTGGATAAAAAATTGTTACTACGCCTGCGGGCATTGGGAGAAATCCTGATGTTCGCAGGCTTTTTTTTCGTTGGAGGGTAAAATTCGGGTCATTTTCGTTGCCTGTGACTTGAGGAAAGAGTCCTCAGAAAGGACGGGCAAATAAATGATGACTTTGGAAGAAATGAAA